CTGCCACATTTATTAACCGCGCGACACTGCCAAACGTATGCGCTCACCCCGATCTGATGTATAAAGACGCTGACGGCAAATGGCAGTTGGAACTGACCAGCAACAAGTTCCAGGGTAATTTGATTGGGCGACTCAAGCCAAACGTGCCAAGGCAGGTGAGATTTACCTACAACCGGACAGGAGAGAAGCTGCTGTTTTATGGTGGGGGATTTCGCGGACAGACGCGCACCAAGGCGGTTGATATTCCCTAGACCTGCTCCACAGTGACCGATGTCGGTAGCTGGTCTGCCGCCTCTGTTTCTATGTTCGTCTCAAAGCTGTATGGTGGTGAGTTCACTTGTGTGCCGTCCTGCCTTACTACTGCAACAGCTCCTGACCTTGTGAATGTCTGCGGGCCTGAAAAGACACACTTCTTGTTTTCGGACTGATACAGGGCCGTGAACACATAGCCCCCGAACCAAGGCTCTGACGATCTGTCCGCCCTGTTGACGCAAACACTCACCAGCACCTCACGATAGATTGAACGATGCCTGAGATGCACTGATAGGTAGTTGTAGCCGTCTGTCCAAGGCCCTTCGAATATTGAGCCTGGTGTACCGTAATCTGGGTGGCTTTCGAAATAGGACAAAGCACCGTCACCCAGAAACACGTAACTATTATCATAGTCAATGTTACCCGCCTTGCAGTAATTGGCCCCGGTGTCTGGCCTGATGTTATCCGCTTCTGATGCGTCCCTTCCGCCGTACAAGTGGCTGTGACTAACGGTTGTGGCGTTTACTGCATCCAGTTCATTCTCCATTGAAAATATGCCGTCCGTCAATGTGTGTTCGCTTTCATTAGTTCTCACCCAGTAGTCGTCCACAGCCGGGACTGTCACTTTCCATTGCAGCCCCTTTTGAATTCTGAGTTTGTCACATCTCCGGCATCCATACCCTTCCATAATTGGGATCACGAATAACTGTCCGTTGTACCAGAATCCGGCCAGATACGTTCCTTCTCTCAGGTAGGTGCGGGACATCCCCCTGCTTAGTGCCAGGTCATCGAGTACAGCGCCGTTACCCATATTGAAGGCATAGAATCGTTTCCCGGTGTCAGTGGCTGTGATCTCCGGTACTGCGTCTGCTGGATCGAATGAAGCATTTGCCAGCTCTTTGACATACCAGACAGAATTGACCGTTGCCATTTCCGTCGATGGGTCTGGTAATGCGGGGTAGTCTTCTCCCGGTTCCGCCAGCGTCTGATACAGACGCATTCCTTCGAACTTGCCCTTCACTGCTGATCTGCCTCCCTGACTGCGCGGTTAAAGCCGTTCTTTGGTCGCCTGACTGTGATCGTCTGCGGCAGGTCGCCTGATGCCGTCATATCAGAACCCAGAGTAAACGTCATGCGTTCGCCGTTCACAAAGCTGAAATCCGCCAGATCGCACGTATAAGTAAATGAGTCGCCGGTTGTGGTCACGCTGATTGTGAAGACTTCCGTACTGGCGTTATAGCCCATTGTGTATGTGGTCGCGTCTTCCTGTGTGCCGTCTGCCAGATGGATGTAACCTTTTGAGATGGCATAGCTGGCGTTCGTGGTCCCGTCCCAGTAAACCGGCCAGAGTGTATAAAGGCCGTTGACCGGCTTTTCTGATTCCGTATCCAGTTCAAACCAGAGCGGACTATTGCCTGTCTGAGCGTAGCGGTAATACACGCTGTCCGGTAACGTGTCGTCTCCTGATACTTTCTCCAGTTCGTCGTTGTGCCCTTCGTAGACGGTCTCTGTGATATCATCGTGTGTAACCGTGAGTGTGCGTTTTACCTGGTACTCATCATCGTAGACCACACCAGAGAATGCCATGACCATCGACAGACCTGGTATCTTCTTGAGCATCGGAGACACAGCGCCATAGCTGCGGTACTCTCTATCCTGCCTTAGCTGATCGAAATAAGACACCAGCGTATAAAGACCGTCGAACTCTGCTTTATTTTCACCTGTGGTAATTACTTCGATTGTGTAGGGAATGAAGACCTCTGGGTTCATTCTCTGGTTGCTGCCTGTGTAAAGAGTCGTGCTGGAGAACTCGGTTCCGTCTGCGATTCCCGTTGCGGTCCCTTCTTTGTATTCCAGTGAGCAGGCAACAAAACAATTTGTGATCACGTACCATTGGTGATTGATACGCTGGCAGAGAACTACTGTTCCAGGTAGATAAGCATCTCCGTAAATAACTGCGGCTTGCCCTGCCAAAGAGAATTCCATATAGGAATAAATCTCACGCGGGTCGTTGCTTGTTATTGAGTGATCTGTGAAATAGGGGAGCGTTACCATTCTGCCGTATGAGCGGTAGTCTGAGTATTCATCGAGAAATGATGGCGGATTATCGCCGTCATACTCTCCCACAAATGGCCAGCTCGGATTTGGCACAATCATGAACAGGGCTGGTTCTTCGTAGCTCATATTAATTACCGTCGTCTCGGTTGTCTGTCCCGATAATAAATAACTGATTATTGATTCGTTTGCAGAGGACAACCGATCCCTCTAGCGGCTGCATTTCTATATACAACGTAAATGCCTGATCGTAGATATCAAGTTCCGTGTAACTGAGTGTTTGCAGTCCTACTTCCTCGGTAAAAGAAACGTCTGTCAGTTTACGGACGTAATAGCGACCGTGTGTCTGAGATCCTGCACCTGATATTGTGCTGCACCTCACTAGAGAACTCGCAATCACGTTGTTAGCAGGTGGGTATGTAAACTGTCCGGGGTCTTTATAAGTCCGCCAGAACTCAAACTGATTGCCTGACATGGGTACCATTAGAACGACCCCGTTTCTAAAACAGTCCGCTGGTTCTGGTAGTCAGACGTGATGCCGGTAATCTGTGGGTATTTCTTTGTTTCCGCTTCCGTGGAATTGCGGTTGAATGAGATATTCCGGCCTTCCACTTTTGTCAGCAGGTCGCCACGTTCATAGCTGTTGACGATTCCGAATATGACGACAGACAGACCGACGACCGCACTGTCATTGAAGCCCCGTAAGTCCTCAGCGTACTCCTGAATTTCCGTGGTGGAATCAACTTCATCCGCATCGTACACACCGTAGAATACAGACTCATCATCAACCTGCTTATTGAAGAACCGGTCTGAGGCATCGATATAAAGCTCAATGTCTCGACTGTTGGGACTGCTGTCCTGCCGGTCTGCTGTGTACTCTATTCGTTTATCACAGGCGATCACGCATGTTAAGCGCAGTTTCATATCTGCGATGTCGTCCGTGCCTTGCGCCCACAATTCGGACGGGGGAGTGTTGCCAGTGAAATAAATCCCGATTTCGTCCGGTAAGACCTCATATCCCCACTCAGGCGGAACCGGTTTCCATTCGGTCAGATTATTATCGTAATACTCCAGGTAAGGTTCCCTGTAGTCTCCCTGTTCGTTCAGCGTCAACAGTTTATCATCGATCTTCCGGCGCTTGTGAACGTACTCCTCGCCGTTCTCGGTATCGAAACAATCCAGATCTGCAGGAGCGCTGCCGGTCTCGGTTCGCAGGTCGTTGTAGTCGCCCCCCTCGTTGAATACCCACTTACGGTGGGCGTTCGGGTAGGTCTCGTACTGGCTCCCGGATTCCTCTTTCTTTTGCAGTTCATCAGGCGTCAGCGCGTCTTGTGCTTCGGCCCATCCTTTCTTGAGTTCCAGAGTTGCCTCTTTGCGGATGAAGTCACCATAGACAGTTATTTTGTTCGCCATATCCGTGAGCGAAGTCTGCATTGTGATTTCTGGTGCGTTGGACTGTTTGATATCCAGTGTTTCGCCGGGCCGTTGAAAGTAGACCTGTTTTTCTACTCCCTCTCCCTGCTTGATGATCACGATGGTTCTTGTCATCGCGTCGTTGTCATCCATGCCCAGCTTGACGAACCACGTAAATCCATGAGGCTCCAGAATCTCATCTAATACATCACAAAGATACATTCCCCGTTTTACAGTGAAGTTCTTTAAATCCGGCGCGCCTTCAAGAATGTCCGTGCTGTCAGGACTGTCAATGAATGTCTCTGATTCGTTGCCCAGTCTGCACAGCACTTCGACTGCCTGTTGCAGCGTCCACAGCGCAGGAGTCGTATCAATGTAGGTTTTAGCTGTAGCCGTCCATGACGACATAGGATCAACAAACAGATAGTCAAACGAATTCGCGTTGGGATCAGACCGCCGATTGCCGCGAATCACCCCGCGTACTTCAGGGTTGAAAACGATGTCGGTGTCAACGATCTGGTTTTCGTCCTCGACTTTGTTATACTCTTCCGGCCCGGTAATCGGATTACCAAAGTGCTGCTTCTGCACCGCTGCCGTGATGACAACCTCTTCGCCTTCGACGATTCGCAAATCCTGCTGTGAGAACTCGCCCCAGAACATCGGCACATTGTCGCCGGTCTCTGAGATCGCGTAGACTTCCACCTGTCGATTCATCTGAGGTTCTAATTGGAAGTCAACCGCACGTCTGCCCTGCAATGCCAGGTCAACGGCAAAGGTGGCCCGATCCAGATTCTTCCCTCCGGTCCCCTGCTCAATCGTCAGTAACCGTGCATAGATAGTCTCGTCGGTCTCCGCTGGTGCGTTGCCGTCCTCGTCGCCGATACGCACTACAACTGCCGTGTACAATCTGGCTAACTGGGTTCTGTTTTGGGGTGCGCTTACCATTCCTGTGCCGTTGCTGTGGTGGCCGCTGCTGGTCCGCTGGTGGCCGCTGTGACCGAGATTCCTGTAAGCACGTCCTTAGTCGTTGCGTCATTCGATGCAGTAACTTTGAACGTATACGCTGACGATTCATTGAGTGCCCCTGTGGTGAATGTAATCAGGGTTGCCGGTTGTACGATGGGTTGTATTACTTCGATATTTCCGGGGGCTGTGGGACCGGCTGTACGCACCAGACTGAATAGATTCGGCTGCACGCCGTTATCGGTCTTGAAGTAGCGAATCCGAATCACCACAATCCCGCCCGCCTGCACTTCCTTTGAAATCAAGGTAGCCGTGCCGTTGATCGCGGTCGTGCCGTCGCCGCTGCCGTCTATCGCCATTGTGACCGTACGGTAGTTGTATGTTTCGTTCTCTACGTCGTCCTTATACCGCCTCAGATCAAACGAGACGGTCTGACTTTCGAAGCTCGAAGGAATCGTCCATGTGTCTCCCGGCTCCACTGTGTCGCGTCTGGCGGTCTTCTCGACGCTAGTTGCCCCGTAAGTGGATGAACCCAACTGAGCGCCACACAGCAGGCGTTTATTGCGATATTGCACACTGGTCCCGGTGTTCGCGTACAGAGAATAACCGTCACCGTTGAATGGCTTATGTGCGAACATGGTATTCCGGCACTTTATGCGGCTCATCCAAACACCTGCCAGTCTACGTAACGAGTGACCGCAACACTGCTTTCTGTGATTACGATTTCATGCTCATACAGTCGGTCATCCGTGAACCCTGGTGATGTCTTCGTATATTCGAAGTATCCCGCATCCGTGACAGGGTTAATCGAACCAGAGGTAAACAGGTCAGTCCCGCCCTGTTCGCGTACGGTCAGAACACCGGTTGCGGCATTGGCGAGCTCGTAGAATTCCCCATTCACATACAGGCGAATCAGGTATTTGACCGCAGCACCCGCAGTTGTTGTAAAACATCCCACGACAGACGCCGACAGTTCCTGCACCCCATACCGCGAAGCCTGCACCGTAAATGGTAGTTCCTCGCTGATGGCTGCGTCTGTATCTGCCGGGGACGAATTGTCATAGGCTTTAATCACAAAGTCTTTTTCCGCGAGCGTGCTGTTGAGGTCCGCCAGATCCACGGAAACCGTGTAAACGCTCAGCCCCGTTCCATCCTCTGCCGTCTGTTCTGTGCAGGCGATGTAAGGCGTTGTTGCACTGCCCAGGGCTTTGAATGTGTCGTCGTCGGCGTCGTACACCTTGCCCACGTCGGAGCCGGTACGCCCGAATATTCTCACGTAAACATCGGCGCTTGCATCGTACGCGAATGAAAAGACTTTCGTTGCCATTAACCCACATCCTGTGTTTGAAGTATGCACTCGTATGTATCAGCTGCCGTACAGACGAACTCGAACCAGTCCGCTTTATTGGCAGTCGTTGTGAGCGTTGGTGCGGAGCCTCCCGGCCATGTGATTGTTGACCACCAAGTCACGGTACGAGAGCCGGTATCATCCTGCAGCAGCCGGATTAAAAACCGATCACCAACGGCAGTATTGGAGACTGCGAGCGTTCTGTTGTCGCCCAGCTCAACCGTGTAGATTTTCTCCGGTTGCGACAGGTCGAACGTCACTGTTGCGGCATCGGCGACCGTGTCCAGGCCGGGACGCAGGAAAGTGTTACGGTCGCCTGTGCTGATCTCTGTCAGGTCAACGTCACGCGCTGTGCTGAATTTAGGTGGTATGCTCGTCATTCGCTTGCCTCTGTGAAATCAATGGTCGCCTCTCCGCCTGACACCGTAATTGAGAACCGGGAACCGTCAGGCTGTAACGTCACGTCTGGCGGGTGCGACAGCACGTCTACAGTCAGTGATTTTGCCGTTCCCAGATTCCCCCCCGGGATCTTGTCGTCCCGTCCGGTTACTTCCAGATTCCACGTTCCCGAACCCCTGAACGTGTCCGTTGCCGGAACAACCATTGTGTAAGTACGGTCAGAATCGTAGAACTCGCGATAGATCAGATTGGTATCGTCTACCGCACCGTCTGGAGCCGTTCCCGCTGTCACGTCCAGATACTTGGCGTCAGAGGGCCAGCTTGAAACCGTGACGCTGATCTTCGCGCGATTGTAGGGACGGTCTGGGAGCAGTTCCCCGAAGTCAGAACCCGCCTGATCGGTATCAACCGCGAGAATCTGGATATGATTGGGCCAGTCTGCCGGAACCATTGTTCCGATCACCAGCCGATCAGAGACACCCCTGGTCTCACCAATCAATTGACGACCGCAGTACAGTTGATGGATCTTGTCTGTATAAGTGGATGTAAACCACACCCCTAGCGAGTGCGTTCCCAACCAGCCATAGTGAGTGATCTCAAATCCACCGAGGTACTGAGCCATTACTTACCGCCTTTGGTAGAGGGTGGCAAATTTGCCACCTTGCCGGTTTCCTCTTGTTTTGTAGGCTTTTCGTTCGCAATCTTGGCCTTTGCGGCCTGAAAACAGTCTGCGAATTCTTCCGCTGTCATCAGACTGGAATCGAATTCCACCTTGTCAGATTTCTTGAGTTGTTCGACGATGCTGTTAACGGTCGCCTGCTGTAGTTTAAATTTCACTGTGCTTGTCTCCATCGAAAGACGAGTTTCGAATACCACCTGTTTGACACCGGTTCGAACTTCAAACCGCCGTCTATTTTGTCTGCTCCCAGAAAGGTACAGAACGAATAATCAACATAGCGTCTGCTGGGGAAGATGATCCGCAGCGTGCCGTGTAAAGGACTGTTGACAAGTGCCTGAATCGTCGTCAATGCGTTCTCAAGAGCAGGTTCTGTGTTGTAATTGTAGGCGTCCACAATGCACGTTAATTCTCGCCCCTTGGTACTGCCTAACAAATGCGACTCTCCGATCAGTCCGGTATATTGCCCGATCTGTAGCGGAGTATCATACGGCCCCGGCATAATGTCTGTGTGCGTGTTGTTGCCGAACAGGGTTGTACCAGCGTGTATGAGTGCCATTATTCCCCCCTTGCCAGCTTTTCAGCGGGTGATTTATAGGGGGGCTTTCGCTCTGGGATCTGTGGTGCGTTGTTCTGTTTCAAAAGTTGCTCAAACACACTAGCTTGTCTGACAACGGCATCTAATAGGTCTGTTGGTTGTGCTGGTGCCTGCTGTGGTTCTGCCTGCTGCCTGGCGCGCTCCTGCTCTTTAACGAAACCGTCTAATATTTTTTCGAACCTGCTCAGCACATCTGCTGCACGCTGTTCCTCTTTCGTTATCTTGTCTGGAACAACTACGCCTTGCCCACCAACACCACCTGAGATGGTCTGTTCTGTCGCCAGAAGTTTATCTTGCTCCTCTTTCAGTATGGCTTTGCCTACATTTAGTGGGTCTTCTTGGCCAGCGAAGGACTGTGCCTCAAAGCGACCTATTAATAATTTCTTCTCTACGTCGGTATAGTTTGCAGAGTCCAGAGCTTTATTGAGCGTTTCCCGTACGCTGGCAGCCAACCCGCCCACTTCATCCTGAATATTTGCTGTGTCTGCCGCTGCCGCTGTCTGCCGCCTTAACCGGCTTGTGCGTGTAATCTTCTCATTCTCGGCAATCAGGCTGTCGTATGTTTGCTGTGCTTCTGCTGCACCGCCAATCTTTCCGATACCCTGTTGATACGATTGAGCGATAAAGGATTGCGGATTTAACAGGTCTCTGATTGTCGGGTCTGCTTTGGCTTCAAAGCTGGCTTTCGGGAACTTCTCACCGTTGAAAGTCCCGCCTTCAAAAAACCGCTGTCTCAGCTTTGGGTCATCCTGAAGGATCTGAATCCCCTGCGCTGTCGTCTCTCCGATGCCGCGATCGCGCAATTGTTTCGCAAGTTGAACCGCTGCCGTTCCAGTCATCCGGCCTGTAAAGTCTCCAATACCCTGCGTCAATGCGGATACAAGAGATCCCGATTCTTGCGCCGTGCTTCCAAACTGGGACAGGTTATTGACTGCCGGTGCTACGTTCTGGGCCAATGAATTCAGGTCGGTAATACGAGCAAGAGAACCCACGTTTTGCAGGAACCCGATAGATTCCTCTGGAGAGAATCCGAATCGTTTGGAAACATCGATCCCCGCACCAGCCAGAAACGCGGAGTTTTCTGCTGACAATTCAGGTGCGTAGCGTAGTGCCGCAGAAGTCGCCTCAACTGCCTCTTGAGCCTGTGCCCGGTTTGTTGGTCCACGTGCTGACAGTGCGGAACTGATCGCGTCGGCAATCTTAGCCGGTGCAACGCCGGTCTCTTTCTCAAGATCTAAAGCAATCTGCCTGACCTCTTCGCCTTTAAACAGTCCGCCAGCATTACGCACCGCCTGTACCAGAGACTGCTCAAACTCGACCTGCTTGTCGGCATCCGTCATTTGCAGTTCTTTTATGCGCCGGAACTCGGTATATAGCTGGTTTGCTGCCAGTGCCACACCGCCTACTGCACCACCGATTCCAGTGATTGCACCGGCGAATTTGCCGAACGTGCCCAATGCCGAATCGAAACCGCTCTTTACCTGGCGACCAGAACGTTTCCCAGCGCGTCCTACCTTATCCAGCTTCGCCGCTAGTTTGTCGGTTTCCTTGCGCTGACGCTGCCAAGCCCGCAGCATTTCATCGTCATCACCTATGATCTGGATTCTTACGTCATTCCCTGCCAACTTCCACCCCACAGATTGCATAGAGTGAACGGATTAGCCGATTCTTATCGAACAGACCGAGTTCTGAAATGACTTCCTCCGTGAGCATGTAGTTCATCTTCATAGCAGGAACAATAAAGTCAGCCAGATCTTGCCAGAGAAAGGTTGTGTTCTCGTCGGCCTGCATAAGCAATTCACGCCATTTGTCCGATTCGTTGAACATGTCGTGATACTTACGCTGGATTTCAAACTTCCATGTGCCATCATCCGCCAGCTTCATTTCGTGAGGCAGCTCTGAGGCACGCGGAATCAACCACTCAGTTCCATCATTCATATCGACGAATCGGCCTGGGTATTGATACAATCGCTTGAGATCCTTCGGCGTTGGTTTCTTGTCGTTCCAGATCCCCACCCAATAACGCTTTGCTTCGAACCCTTCACGCGGCACCGCTGGAATCCACGTCTGTTGCTCTGGGTAGTAACCAGTCTTCACGTCTGGTGGGTTGGGCCAACTCACCAGTAGACCTTCCTGGTCTTCCGGCCCCATACTCTGTTGACCAGACGCACCTCCCACCAGATCAGACAAACCAACCGCCTTTAGTGGTACTTCAGGCAGCAAGTTCTCAATCGGTGTGGTTTCGTTTTTGGGTATGAAGACTTGGAAGCGTGCCATTATGAGGTACTTATTGCTGACGTTGCTGATACTGTAAGAGTCTTACCAGTGATTCTGATTACCGCTGAACCGTCTGAGGTGTCCTGTCCGCTGAAACTCTCAACGGTTGTAATCCCATCAGACAGCGTAAACGCAATGTGTTCCTCTGTGGCGTCAGCCACGCGGGTTGAACCGTCTGCACATTTGCGGAAGTACGCCACCGCGTCGATTGAGTCATTCGTGACGAACATAGGACCATAGGTGTCGATTTCATCGAAGTCGGCAACGGTCAGCTCGATAGTCGGATTACGCTGTGTAATCACACACACGGTCGGGTACACGGAACCGCTATACTTGCGAGTCTCGACCGTCAGCCCAGGATTGACAGTAATGCCGGTAATCTCCGGAACCTCTGTCCCGTCAATCGTCGCCGGCCCCAAAGTGTAAGCGACGTTGTAGGCATTGGCGGAAAGGGTCGCACCGGTCGCTGAAGACAGTGGCGCGGCAAGCCCGTTAGTTGACAGGAACATAATATCAGCCGCTGCTGTAGCGTCCTGCCCCTGCTGTGCTGAATAGGTCGTTGGGTATCCGAACGCATTGGCCCCAGTCATGGTAAAGTGGCTGGAAGTGCCCGCGAAGGTAGAACCCGCTGCACGTCTCGTCATGGGTATTGTGACAGTACCCGCAGAGACAGACGCCCCGGCAACGCCGAAGATCCCCACCATCCCCGCCACATCCAGAGACGTGACGGTAGTGGTTGGCTCTGCTTCCATGACGCCGGTAAAAGCAGGGTCTACGTCACCCGAATCCCTGCCAATCAACAGCGTAAAATTGTTCGAGTGATCGACCGCCTGGCACTGCTTGATTGCAACTCCAGAACCGAATATCAAATCATGCAATGCGTCCATTATTTAATCTTCCTTTTTCGCTTCCTGCGGTATTGTGGCGAGTTTGCCATCTCGACATATTCCCGCTTCATGGTCCTGATATACTTGCTGACTTCCTGAGGGCTGATACGCTCAAACTCATTCAGCCGTGATAGTCTCATGCGGAAGTGCGACCGGAAGTAAATCCGCCCGCCTTTCGCAGTGGCCCGCACTTGTGCCGATTTCGCCCGCTGTAGTGTCTGGCCGGTCCAGACGTTGGGTTTTAAATGCCCCTTACGCTTCTTTTTTCCCCGCTGATACTTGAGTGATCGCCGTTCAAAATCAAACTCGCCCCCCGGTCGCGTCTTTGGTCCCTGCCTGAATCGTGCCGGAAGTCCTACCCGTTGATGACGCTCCATCGTAGACCGATGCAGCTTGTTCATGATCTTGTCGTGGTTCCGCTTCGTTACGAGGTCTGACTTGTGTTCGAAGCGGAGGGAGATCACCATTTATTCAAGCCCCCTCGCAAACCTCACCGCATACCAGATGTAGCGCTCTCCTTCGTTGGTTTCGTCTGGATCAGAGAATGCAACACTCTGAGCCGCTTCCATGTCCTCAACAATCACATAGTTCTCTGTGCCTTCCAGAGCGAGCATCTGATTGACGATCGTTTGAATCGTGCTTAGGAATGATTCCGCCGCTGTCTGGTCGTTTTCACTCGATGGAGTAAACTCAAACTCTGCCGTTACGCTGTAGCCAGAACTCCAGCTACTGACTGCCTCTTTCTGGCTTATATCCTGATCGTATGACAGAATGACGCGCGGTCTTGGCTGGCTTGAATTGTTTGCATCGTAATCTTCGTTGTACGCCTGAAACGGATAAATCACCGCCTTAGCCGCTTCCACACTTTCAGCACCAACGGCAGTACGGAACGCAGCAGAATTCGCCATCAATGTGCGAATCCCGTAGATCGGTCCGTATATCCAGTTCGTGTCTACCATAGCCCCTCGCCAGGCTTATCTTTTTTGTTTCTGCTCTTGACTCGCTCCACTCTCACTACCTGAACCTGTTTCATGCCGCCAATGTCTCTGCCTTCAACTTCTGTTTCCCATCGTTCACCATTGCGGAGCCAGGCGTCTTTCTTCGTGATAGTCACATCGCTTTCAATGCGTATGGTGGCATTTCTGTAGAACGCTTTCCCACCATCTTTCTTGACGGTCACGGGAGAACCTTCAATAAAAACCACAGTCCTGTTTACGGCATCATCTTCAACATTTGCTGGCCAGTGAGTGATGCTCTCTGCAAAATCATCCGTGTTGAGAAAGACACCACTCACATCGGCGGCCATCAGCTCATTAAGGGTCATCGTTTACCCCAGACCTTGACATAGTCGATTGTCACACCGTCAGTGTTTGTGTCAGATGTTTTCTGAAGTTGCACAAACGGCTGCAGACTGCCGGTATAGTTCGACATGTCAAATGTCGTACCAGCGGCCACACGACGCAGTCCGTTGGCGTCGTCCATATAGAACCGCACGTCTGACGTTCCCTGACTAAAGTCAATCTTGAACAACTTATATGCGTTGATCAGTGTTTGACCTGTGGCAACATCGTTGTTGTCATTGGTTCCATCGTCGGACTCGACCACAACAGCAGTAGTGGAGTCACCGCCAATCACGCGGAACAGTGCCGCCTGTGCAACGCTATCGATAGCGTCGTTACGATCACCAGTTAGGCCAAAGGCCAGTGATGTCGTTGCATCCAATGCGGCCTGATTCATTTTGATGCGAAACTCCGCACCCTGAATCTTGTCAATATCCATCGCCAACTTGTCACCAAACGACAAGCATGTGTTCTGGACTTCGCCAGTTGATTCGTTGTCAATGGTGACCTCGCCAGAGGCGGAGCCATCTACGTAAGCCGCAGTTCCTGACCCTGTGGTTGTCACTACCCACGGATCACCCTGACCGGCAGTGGATAGCGTTCCGCCACCAAAGAAATCGTCTTCGAAGCACCAAAAGTCTTGCATTCCAGCCATAGCTTAAATCTCCTTTTACCTGTCTTTATCAAGGTGCAGGCGACCTGTTGGATTGATCCAGCTACACGCTGATCATTTGCCTTTGTTGGGTTGTTTTGGTTCCGGCTTCGGTTCTGGTTTCTCGATGACAGTCTTAATTGCCTGCTCGATCTTGCCCTTGTCGCCATCTGCCGCAACCACTAAGTCGCACTGTTTATTTGTAAGTTTGTTAGCGACTTCTGCGGCCTCTTTGCGCCCGCACTCTTTCGCCACTTCAATTGCGTTTCGAACTTCAACTAGACTTTTATGAGGCGACTTTTCCTGTTCAGTTCGCTTGTCGTCCTGGCTCATTTCTGTTCCTTACTTTGTAATTTATAGGTTTGGGACCGGGCGGGAGGATTTGACACAGGCACGCCCGGCCCCAGGGAGAAAGTATTAACCGTTACCCTGATAGAGTCCTCGGTAGTCGATAGCCTTAATGCCGTATGTCTGGCGAATCTTGGCCTTAATGGTGTCGGTTGAAAACCCTTCGTCACGCTCAACAACGGGAGTCCGCTCACCTTGCAGGAAGCTGATCTCCACGGTGTCAACCATGTTGTTGTCCGCAGCCAACCACCAGATAGTTGTTGACCCTGAAAGGGCGTCGATCTGCCCATCAGAGATGACTTCCAGAGAACCGTACAGAGGAACGTTGGTAGTGGTTGTTGGTACCACTCCACCGTTTACCAGTCGCATTGCGGTTGGTCGCAATGCGGCGGGCACAATCAGGAATCGAGGAGTCAGTCCCAATACGGTTGTAGAGTCTGTCCCTGCCTGAGTTGCCATAACAGTGTGCCCGGTATCGAGCGTACCCTCTGCCAATGCTCCAGAGTCCAGGTTTGCCCCGTGGCTGGTAGCATGGAAAAGCGCCACACCGTCAGATAGTGCGTTGTTGTCAATCAGGATGCTGTAGGCATCCCTGTTGATCTTCCGACGCATGGCATTGCCCATCATCTGAACACGGCGACTCATGGCGTCTAAATCGTCGTTTACCAGCATTTCCAGAGTGATCGAGAAGATTCCACCATGCTTAGCGACTTTGTAGGACTCTTTCGCATCCGTGGTAGTCATTTCCTGATACTCGCCGTTTTCGGCGACTTCACCCGGCATCCCCATTTCGCCGAACACGATTTTATTCATGTCACGGAAATCGGTAGCATCCGACGCAGTACGCACCCACTGTTGATAGGTGGATGGTGCTTCGTCGTATGCCTTCCGTAACGTTTTGTGCATCGTATTCAGGAAGATATTTGAGAAGCTTCCGGTGCTGTGGTAAGCAGGTCCAGACCGCTCAATGAAGGACTGGTGGCCAATCGCACGACGTACAACTTCTTGTGTCGGCTTACCGGTAATGTCGATGCCTGCCCGTTCGCAGTATTCGCGGGCAATATCAGGAATACGACGATAACGGAAGTCATTGAATCCCGCTGGTGCATCACCGATTTCCTGCTTCAGCTCATCACTTACGGGAGCATCACCGATCGAGCGTTTCACCATCGCGTATTCTACAGCGTCGTAGAACTTGTCTCGCTCAGAGGCACCACGTTCGATGTTCTGCCCCGGCCCCACTGGCAACCCAGAAGGCTCATAGTTGCGCTTTAGAATGTCGCTGGCGATCTGGTCCACGGTCTTGTCTCCGTCGAGGTATTCTTGCCGTGCTTTTTCGTCAACGTCATGGCTGCGGCACAGTTCATCTACAGCCTTCCAGCGTTCTTTGAATGATCGCTGAATCTCTTCCAAGTCATCAGCACTGGCCTGTTCCACTTCATTCTCAGCAGTTGCCTTGATGGATGCTTTGAGGCTCCGCACGACTTCCAAGGCGTCAGCCGTGTCAATCGCCGGTTTATCCTTCTCAAGCTCTCGCTCGATGAATTCAAGGGTTTCTTTGTCGTTCGCTTCTGCGTCAAGGCCACGCTCAACCAGAAGTTTTCTGAGCTGTTCGTTCATAACTTCTTTCCTTACCTCTTCAGGTTCCGCGTATGCCCGCTGAGCGACCAACGCCTTCGCTTCCCGATCCGCTCCAACCACAACGGCAGAGCCTTCAATTAACTTAGACCGAGTAATCGTTTTTGTTCTCCCTTTGAACTCCCTGTTGAGGGTTCTGGCTCCCACTGAGAAATCAGTAAGATGCCCGTCTGCGTACTTCTCAAACGTCGCACGGCTTACCTCATCTGCCGCAAAGTAAGCACGCCCGATCAACTGCCCGTCTTTGACCTGGAAGTCACGGATTGAACCAAGCACGTTCTTGACACTCTCACGCCCGTGAGAATCAACCATCGGAACCTGTTTCGGTACGTCCATCCCTTCCAGACGAATGATCTCGTCAACCACTTCCATCCGTTCGAAGTCGTAGACCTGCACCGGCGTCTCTGTCGCCAGAATCATCGGCACTGAACGCTCCTCGCGGTTCACTTCTTCAGGGATGACCGTCGCCATCCGCAGAACGTCAACCGGCTGCTGTTTGGACCGCTCCAGCTTGCGCGGATGCTGTCGTTTCTTCGCCATCTTCCACCTCTGTTCCGATTTCCTGTTCAATCAACTTTTTCTCTTTGCCACGTTGCCGTATATTGGATCTGTAGTCGCCTCCGTCGCGTTTCAGTGTCTCTTTCGCGAGAGTCGTAAGGTTCATCTGAACTGCCTTCTCAATCGCTGTGACTTCTTTCTGTGGGTCAACCCACTCCCATCCAGGCGGTTGCCATTCGTGTTCTGCCCACCGCTGGAAGTCCGCAATGAATTCAAACGGCGTCGGCATTTCCTGTAGTTCGATAGCGACCGCCAGAGACAGGAAACGCTCCCAAACAGGCACGCACAGATGGTCAATCAACCACTGCTGTTCCATGCGGAATTCTCGCCGGTCTTCAAGGTCTGACGCGCGGTTGCTGCTGTAGTTGGTCTGTGAGTAGTCGCGGGTTAGTCGCTCATAGCTCAAGCCAGTCCCGACGCCCATAGACCGCAACATCAGTGTGATCCAGGCAATTGCTTCTGTCTGATGTCGCCCAGGATCTACAACCTGAATGTCTTCACCGGGGAACAGCCTTGCGACCAGTCCCGGCTCCAGATACTCAAACCGGTTGGCGTTTTTATCCTGACCGTCATCGGTTGATTCTCCAAGTAGTCCACCGTCTGCACCGCCTGATATAGACTTAATCACCGCTGAGAAACAGCTTGATATAGTGGATGATGTCATCTCGTTATCCATGTACTTATCAAGGCTTTTCAGCCATTGGATAACTGGTGAGAAGTCACTAACACCACGGGTCTGACCGACTCGTTTTGGCCGAAACAGGTGGATAAAATCTTCTGCTGGCTGGCGTTCGGCGGTCACATGGAGCGTGTTCAGGTCATTTGGATGGTACGGATACAACCAGTAAGCAACAGTCTTGCCGCTGGAGTCGATTTCAACACCGCGCCGGATCTCGTTGCCGTTCTCCTGGTTGATCTGCAATTGATCGTCTGACAGTCGGTCGATGTCGATCAGCTCCAACGCAAACGGGACTACCCGCGCCGGATCGCTAGACCTTACGAACTTAACAAGCACTTCACCGGCTTCCGCGACCTCAGACACAATCGTCTGTTGCATCTCGTAGAATGTCTGGCGACCAGTTACGTCAACTTGACGCTGAAAGCGGTCCCAGAGCTTTTCTACCAGTTCGTTAAATGGTTCATTCTCTTCGCCGTCAGTGGATTTCACGCGTGCCTGCGGTCGAATGCCTGCACCGACA